GATAGTTTGAAGATGCCATCGTCATCGGCTAGACTGCCACCACCAGTTCCAAAGAATGTGGTAGGATCCAGAACGAAGTTACCGCTTAGACTGTTAGTGGCGTTAGTTGTGATAACATTCTCACCAGATTGGTCTAATTGCTTCCAACGGAAACTACCGTTTGCGTTGTTGATTGTTACATCTTGTAGGCCTGGCACTACGATAGGACCGTTAGCAGTAGTCAACGTGGTGATTGCACCAGTTGAGTTGCTGACTGCTGTGTAGAAATCATCTTCCACAGGGGTTCCAGGAGTAGTAGCATCGGCGTCCTTGATGATAATTAACTTCACGCGATTTACTGCGCTTGATGCGTTAATATATGCCATTTTGCTTTTTCCTTATGCTATTTGGTAATATCTATACTCAAACTCATAGACAACTCTGTCGTCATCTATTGTAGTGGTATAGTCAAACTCTTTTCTAAAAGAATTTGTTATGTTTGCTTGCTTTAGTGCTGCACCGATTGTTGTAAGTGCTGCGTCTAAATCTGGATTGCGATTCTTTGCGTCCACTGCTAGATATCCACGGACACGGGTAATCTTTTGATTGATATCTAATTCATCTAGTGTATTGAATAAACTATCCTGCTCAGTGAAAGGTTCATCTAAGTAAACCCTACGTAGGTTGCGGATATAGTTAGCACTACCACCATTCTCAAACGGCAATTCTTGGCTGGTCTTTATGGTGCCAGTTAAGTTTGCTGTCAAATAGGATAATAGTTCTGTTCTCATCTTACTCTCACTAGATTAACACGACTTGGCTGACGTTCACTGGTTTCCACAGTGCCATCCGCATCAAAGTCATACCAACGACCGTCTTCAATCAGTTCCTTGAACAATGCAGTATATTGATCCTTGTAGAAACCAATCTTGGCAACATCTGCTTCATTGCTCCAATCTGCTGCACGAGGCAGCAGATATTCGCTCATAACAAAGTAGATGTTAAGATCCTTCCAATCTTGCTCGCGACCTTTAATTCTTAATGGGTCAACATCAGGAAGTAAGCGAACATCATTTTTTAAAGTAGAATCTCTATCAAATTGATATTCTGTCCACCAGTCTGTGGCTTTTAGTTTTGCTAAAATCCTGTCACTGGCTTGAGCAAGTAGATCATTTACCTGTAGTTCTGTAAAACCTTCATTGGCTTCAAAGAAACGCTGGTCCCTAGCAGTCACTTCACTGTAAACTGCGAAACTTACAAAATTTCCTGTAACAATATTAAATGCCATCTGCTAGGGTCCTTTCCCGATTATAGAATGCTACTATCAGCAGTAACTTTTACGCCGTAACCGTCGTAAAGTTCGCCTACGCCGTAGTGGCAAGCGGCAACAACATCAGTGCCTAAGAAACTAGCACGACGCTGAGTTTCAATAGTGATGTCACCAATCATAGCAAGGCCTAGAGCATCACGGTGGAAAACAGCACCAACGTAGTCACCAGCGGTGCCATTGTTAGCGATTAGGCTGCTTTCAAATACTGGCACGCCGAACAGCATACCAACATAACCTTGGCTCATTGCCTCGTTCTGGATAATACCAGCGTTAGGGTTAGCAAATGTGTTTGTTAAGTTAGCCTTTAGGTCATAAGCGACATAAGGGTTAACAACGCAGGCCAATGCATCAGCAGGAACTGCGTTAGCACGTAGAACTGCAACAGCGCGAGCGATAGTAGCAGCACTTAGAGCAGCGTCAGCAGCGCCAACACCACCACTGAAGCCACTGAATAGGCCCATTAGGTCTGTGTCAATCTTACGAGCGATTGCTTCGCCGAATAAACGGCCTAGGTCAGCAACAACATTGCTGGCGCTAGCGGCAACGCTTAAGTCTGTTACTAATGTGCGTAGAGCAGCAGTAGTTACAGTTAGAGTTGCACCGTCTGTAGAAACTTCAGTATTGCTGACTTCATCACCTTCGGTAACGGTAGCAGCAGTCTGTAGTGGGTAACGTGGAACTGTTACAGTTTTGCCTTGGCCTTGACCAAGACTATAATTTTTTACCAGGCCGCGCATGATTGAGCGCTCGCCGGCAACGAACATGGCCTCAGCAACAATGCTAGGCAATAGGTCGTTAAGGGAAGTGGTTGTTGAACCTGCCATTTTAGTGTCTCCTTAAATATTAGGCAATTCCCGCAGACTTTCTATATTCTGCGTAGATTTTTCTGTGCTCAGGATTTTTCATATCCAATTGTGATACATCTAATTTGTTTTGGGTAAAGCCAACATTGCTACGGGTTGCCGTAGTGCTAGGGGTTGGTTGCACGAAATGAGGATTCTCACCTAACCAAGATTGCACAAATGCATCTACGGTTAGTCGTTGACCACGATCATCGTATTTGACCTGTCCGTCTCTGTCTAATACTTCTACTTCGCCATCCGCATTTAAGCGAACATTACTGCGAACTAGTGCTTTGACTTGATCCGGATTAACTGCACGATAACGAGCAGCGGCATCTACGATAGGAGTATTCAAACGGAATTCCTCTATTAGTCTATCACGCTTTTGGATTTCAATATCTTTCGCAGATAGTTTCTCCTGAAGCACTTTTTCAAATTCACCACGCTTGAGTTGGTAGTCCTCTTTACTTTTGCGATGTTGTTGAACAATATCGCGCAGTTCATCTGGATCACCTAGGTCTTCATAACGACTAGAATACTTTTTCTCTAATTGAGATTTGGTTCTAGCCATTAACGCATTGACCTCTTCCTGCGTAAATGTCTTTGTAGCCTGACTATTGTCTACAGAGTTGTCAGTGGTCTCTGTTGTAGCCGATGTATTTTCGGTCATCGTAAACCTCGCCTTCATATGAAGTTAAAAAATTTTGGCATATCAATATGCCCATATTGTTATTTAGTTTCGCTGATTTAATATGCGTTCACTCATTATAGATCCAATAGAGCAGTTTTAGCAGCAGTGATATCTGCCTGTGTTATTTCAGGATGTAGATCAAGTATTTCATCATCCTCATAACCTTCCATGATCATCTGTTGAATATGCTCCCGGCGATTTTCTGCTGTAGTAGGAGGATGTGCGTCCGCTTCTACTTCGGCCTCACCTTCCGGTGATCCCACATACTCTAGCAGTTCTTCTTCGTCAATGTCTACCAATTCCAGTATCTCATGGTCTAGTGCTCTTTGTGCTCTAGTGTCTGTGATCACTGCTTTGACTTTGAGCAAGTTGTCTAATTCACGACCGGTATCACGCATTGAGAAACTATCTGGATATTCAACGGCGCCGGTCCATGGCATACCAAGATAAACACCAACCCATTGCCAAATTTGTTCTTCTGCCAGTTCCAGGTTATCTGCAAGACTGCTTAGTCGTGCGTTTAGCAATTGGAATTCTGTCTCCATTGCAATGCCACTGATATCTCTGGTTTCAATACCGCGCACTGATCCAACGTTGGCCATGCTGTCAATCATCCGTTTGTGTTCGTTGATACTGCTGTAGATTTTATCAATAGGAGCACCCGAAAACTCTAAAATGTAGGGTTTTAATTCTGGCGGCAAGTTATCTGGCAAGCGGATCAGTGATCCAGCGCCTGTGCCAATATCAGTATCACTAGTGGCAGCAAGACTGGGATGAGTATCCAGTCTAATGCTTTCATAAACTTCGCTTTGTTCATTATAAATGGCACGTTGTTGGTCAGCAATATCGTCAATAATGCTAATGCCAATACCGCGAACAGGACTTCTTTCTGCATATACTAGGACAAATGGAACTCGGCCTAATTCGTTAACTTCTTGCTGGACATCTGTGGCCTTATTTTCTTTTGTGTTGATGGTGGTTTTGATAATTGTAGTCTCTGTATATTCTGTGACTACTGTTAAGGTGTCATTGATTTCTTCCAGAAACTTGACCATCTTTAATTCATAACTGCCGTTGGGCTGACGCTGCCATAACCAGTCCGTGACACTTAATGGACTGTAGACACTTAGATATGGTCTTACACCCTGCGCCAATTCATCGGCCAGTGTTACAGCCGCTATGCTGGGTTTTGAAACAGCCACCCAGCAGTGACCGAATACTTCGCTCCAGACGGCAACATCTTTCATAAATTGGTCCATGCTGCGTCCATCTAGGTCAGCATCTTCCAACATTGCCTCTACACGAGGATCATCTTCCATCATGCCCAGTTCACGTTTGGCTGGCACTCTAAACAGGAAACTGTTGTATAGACTCACAATACTTTTACATTGATTGTCTAGGGGAGTGCTAGCCAGTCTGCGATTGTATTCTCGGTCGTTTTCTAATTCATAGCGATGGAGGTAAGCACCTTTGCGGTATTCTTCACCGCCCATGTATGAATGTAGGAGATATTCCCAACGATCTCTGTATCTATTCCAGAGATAGTTTGTTGTCATTGCCCTTGAGTAGGCTTCAGTTAAAATAGTCTGCATAGGTGTTCCTTGCCAATATTATATTTAGCGTTAACGCACCGTCCATCGTTGGGCGGGTTGTGGGACTACAGGTTTGACGATTGGGAAAACAAATTGAATCAAGTATGTTAAGGCATCAAACATGTGATCCCAGCCACTATCCTTATCTGGTTGGCTGCTGTCCTCTTTGTAACTGTAGTTCTGTAAACTCTTTATAGTGTGCTTACATTTTGGATCAATGTAGAATCTAGTCTCGTTATTGTCCTTAAGATGAAATAGACTGTTGGCTGCATTGATGCGGTCTTTGATCTGTGGGTGCTGTCTATGGTAAAGGCATTTGAAGCCAGCCATCTCTAACAGTTTAATATCAGTGTTGCCGTTGGCTGACGTCTTGCGCTGCACACCTGCAGGATCCGGATATACTGTTATAGGATTCTTAGCATAGCGACTTTTAATCTCTGCTATCATTTCTTCTGTGTTAGTGTTCTGCATGTAGATTTCATCTATTTGATGTAGGCCATCTTTAGTTCTAATGCAGACTGCTGCTGTGCCGGGACTTACGTTAAAGTCCATGCCAATATGCAAAGGTGTGTGTGCTTCAACGGCAGGTGCAGGTCTAATGTTATGTTCACCAAATGCATATGCAATGACGCCTTTATACTGTTCAAAGGTGGCAAGAAATTCCTGTGCAAATGTTCTAGCATCCAGGTCTTGGCGTGCCTGTTCTATTTCTTCTATAGGAACATTGCCGCCATCTACTGTGGTAAACTGAAAACTGATCCAGTCTCGTCTTGTCTTGGCCAGATCATATAATTCTTTTGCCCAGTTATAACCCTTGGGCGTACCTAAAAATAAGGCATGTCCACCTGTGTCTGCTAAGGTAGGACGTAAGACTTCATACCATGCCGCTTTATCTATATCCGCAAACTCATCCATGCAGATAAAGTTAAGTCCCACGCCGCGTAGACTGTCATAGTTATCTGCACCTCTTAGCGATATTTCACTGCCATTAACAAGTTCTAATGTTAGGTCTTGCTCGTTGATCTTTTTAACCCAATTAATGGCTAAGAGTTTCTTTTTTAGTTTCTTCCAGACAATCTGTTTGGCCATACGATATGTGGGTGCAACATACCAACAGCGTTGATCAGGAAATCTAGCATACCGGGCTAGTTCTCTAATGGCTAGATGTGTCTTGCCAAATCTACGTCCACATACTGCCACACGGAATCTTATTGGACTGTCTGCAATTAATCTCTGTGCTTTACTCAGCGGCATCTAGTTCATCAAGTTCTTGTGTAAGATTATCCTTAATCTCGTCCATTTCATCATCTGTAAATGGTAGAACTTCCTGCTGTGTAGTCTGTGGACTATCAGTTTGCCCAAGGATGTTTTTACCTAACCAGATCAACATCACTGCATTGCCAGTTAACGCTAGTTTTAATTGTGCTCTACGTAGGCTTTGTTTTAAGTTAGCACGACCCTTTTCAAGTTCATGCTTGAAGTTATAGCCCAGTGTAGCATCATCAACACCAAACCAGGTGGCAATCTCTTTGTTATTACAGCCTATTGCTGCTAGGTCTTCTACTTCCTGTGGCGGCACTACTATACCGTTTCTGCCGATCAAACGGCCTTCAACTATTTTAGTGCCCCATGCATCAGCCTTGCCCTGTGCCATTAATTTGATTCCTTATTGATTCTAACTCATCGTTGGTTAGAAATAATTCCATTTTTGTCCAGCCTGTTTCTGGTATCCAGCGACTGACGGTTAACTGCCAGTTTTCATTACGCAGTTCTACTAATTCAAAGGCTAACTTGTAATGATCACTGTCAATAATATTGGCCGGGGGTGTTCTGCCTCTGGCAGGTGTTAGCGAGCGCTGCATATATTTAACTCCAGAAAAACTGGCCTATTTTGTAGACCAGCCAGCAGGCGCCAGTGATCATAGCCAGTGCTATACAAAAGTTCAGCATGGTCAAACACTGAATCTGTAGTCTCTTTAGTTCATCATCTTGCGGTAATTTCACTGTTGTTCTCCTATGGCCTGATATGTGAATCCAGTGCCACCAAATATTTTATTGTATCTTCTGCAGGCATTCTCTGCTACCTGTCTGTTATTGTAACTTGTTTTTTGATATTTTATGTATGTGCCATTGATGCTGATGTGCCTGCGTCTTAGACCCACTGGTCTGCCGTTATATAACAATACATAAAGATTGTCGGCCTGAACAATATCAATTAAACTGTCCTGTTCACGGCCTGTGTCTATTAGTGTTGGTTGTGGTCTTGCCATGTCTTTGCTCTCTGGGATTTAGTTGTTCTATGTAGTCTGGATATTTTAATTTTGCCAGTAGATAATTTTCCGCCGTTAACTGCATCCAACGATAGTCAAATTCCCAGTCTATGCCGCTACACTGGCTGAATTCTTGTTCTATCTGGCTGTAGATTTCTTTGGTTTCTCTGGGACTATCTAGCCATCGCTGTTGTGCTATCTGCAATTGCCAGGTCATGCCACCAGACCTCTCTTTGTGCCCTTCGCTGGTGCCGTGACCATATGCAGGGGATTACAGCAGAATTTATTGTGACAACGCATGAAAACTGCCAGATTGTCTATTTCATGGCCATGCTGTCTGGCAATCAGTCTGTTGGCCTGTGTCATCTGTGGTCTGCCGTTTTTGTATGCGCCAAATAAGTTACCCATGGGTCCCTGTGCGCCACGCCACTGCCAGCAGTCATCTTCCTGGAGGCCTGGCTGTGCTTTACTCATTAACAAGGGATTGTTCCAGGCCCAGTCTCCATGGTGATGTGTCCGAGTATAGCCACTGGGTTTTGCACGACCTTTGGGCCAGCCACGTGCGTTTTTATTCGTAGTCACCGAAGGGCTCCTGTAATGTTGCTAGTAGTTGGGGATTTTTTCTCAGTAGATGCACCAATCCCAGTGCCATCAGGTCTACTGTTCTTTCTGGCATGTCCAGTTGATATGTCTGTTCAACCACATGCACCAGTTCATGCCACAAGACCTGTCGTTGTAGGTCCGGGGGCAAACTGGTGTCAACTAACACAGTGAGATTAACTGGGTCACATAAACCCATGTCATCTGAGATTTCTCTGTGATGGCTGGCTCGTATTTGCCAGTGCTGCTCTAAAAATTCAAAGTTAATTGGTAACTCCATGGCTTGTTCCTTCTATGTGTATTTAGTAGTAGATAATGATATTTTCACTAGGTTAAAATGATTACGAAACATCATTAACGTTAATGAGATTTCGTAATCATCATTTTCTTCTCAATGCCAGTATTTCTTCATTGGTCATTGCTTGGTATTGCGGAAATTTCCGCTTCCTATAAATGTAATTGCGTTCTGTTTGTGTCAATGCCCTACCTAGTTCCGTTGACTGCGGTCTGCCCGGCTCTTTTATGTCCTGGCGCCTGACCAATCGCAGTTCTTCAAAATTGATATTGGTAAAGAACTCACCCAGTCCAAGTATAACTCTGTTGTCTAAACAGAATACAGTTGCAGGCTTACCGTCACGCAGGCAACTACGCATCAAGGTCTGGTAAAAGGTATAGACAGTCTGTGCCATGTGTGCAACATCCAGTCCACCTTCTCGTTCTATACCATAGACATCACGCAGGAATCTGGTCAAGTTAGGTGTAATGTTCAGGGCACTTTCCAGGCTGACATATTCATAGTGTCTGTAGTCATTTGAACCTGCTGAGTTATGTGGCAGTTTTATTTCTCTGCGAAATACCTGTCTACGTTGGTCATTGTTACGCAAAACTAACACATTACTACCACCAGCAACTGGCGCTGCCTGTTGGCGATACTGGTCAATCAATTCAGGTTCATTTGTCTGCTTATAACTGCTCCAGGTAAATTTCAAATCATCAGGGCCGCGCACCGTGACAGGCACTGCATGTGGACGAAATGGCAGTTTAGGGTGTATACTCCAGGCAACTCCATGCATGGCCATCCATTTGCTTAAAAACGTATATTCAAATGCTGCACAGGCAATCCAGATACTGAGCCAGTTATGCATAATTTCTGGTCTTAGTTCCTGTATGACACTCATACGTTGATTTTTAGGTATGGGTGCTGCAAACCGGCGATAATCATCTACATGACAACGGCAACGCCAGTTGTCATTAAACAATTGCCTGGTTACCTCACTGCCATCAGTGATAAAGTTTCCCTGTATGTTGTGAAATCTAAGTTCTTGCCACTCTACTGCACCATCCTGGGCCTCTACTAAATCAGTGTTGTTGCTCCAGTCAAAATCTACCAGACATTTTTGTTCATGGTAAACTGGTATCTCTCTATAGGGCATAAACGCTTCATCTATGACAAGATGATACTGTGCTCTGTATGCGCTGGCGATAGTGCTCTGTAAAAATGCAGTCTGAGTTATAATGATAATAGCACAGCCTGCCTCCAGTTCGTTGTGCAATTGACGTTGCACGTTATCATAATGTTCGCTGGTAATTACAGCCAACTGATTGGTCTTACCAGGAGGGCTGTTATCTAGGATATGTTGTGTAAATTCCTGTCTATAACTTTCACACAGCGCCAGACTAGGCAAAACAACAAAACATTTATCTCCAACTGCCCATCTTTGTTTTATGTTTGACCATATGCTTACAACACGACCTAAATGATATGTGGCAGTAGGCGAATTATCATAGGTCTTGCCCTCACCGCATCTTCTGCTATCAATTGTAATAGTTGTCATAATAATTCTGGATCTCCATGGCCATCCATAAGTTTCGGATTCAACTGAAGAATCAAAATATCAATGTGATCTGGATTAAAATCCAAATATTCAGGATTTTGCATCAACCAGACTAGTCTGTATTCTCTGGTATATATTAGTTTACCCCAACGGTCATATAAATCACCACGTTCGTCAATCATGCAAACAGGGCCTCCAGTCTGCCATAAACTATGGCCAGTTCATCCAGCGCCTGACGACTACGGCGTGTAGCCGCAGTCCAGTCAAATCGGCCGTCTGTCATCATACTGGCATAACGCTGTTGCACCTCAGTTTCCCAGTTACTGAACCAGACAGTCTCTAGGATATTATCAGGCACATCAGGTTCACTTTTATTAATGATTCTCTGCTCTAGTTCGCAGTAAAAATCCCACCATCTGTTTTTCATATGTCCCTGTTTGATTAACCAGACAATGTAGCCAGTGGGCAGATATTTGATGGGGCATGCTGCATAGCAGCCGGTAGTTACGGTAGTCATTGTATTCCTTTCAAAGAGTATTTATATTGTAGCATAATATTTATATGCTGTCAACAAAAAAAGAGGCCGTGCTCACAGGAACACAGCCTCTGGCCCAGACAGACAGTCCGGCTGGACTGCTACACACAGATTAAAGGAACTATTGGCAAGAGTTTCCATCTGGGCTATAACTATTTATGGCCTGAAACTTTTTAACTGCAGGCCATAATTGTTTATGCCAGCAATCTGCTCATAGTCAGGTCTGAATTTAAGCGGCATGTTTTTAAATGGTGTGTAGTCAACTTCATGGTGAACACGACCAAACTTCCAGGTAAGACGGCTGACATCCGGATGCATATCTACCTGCATCTGTGATTTTGCCAGAGTGCCTTCATGCCTGTAAAATTCTTCGGTATTGCCGCCACCTAATAATTGTGTTCGCATCTTGTCCTGCAAGAATGCATTAAACTGCACAGTGCACCAACCTGCTTTTAGCATACGCAGACTTAGGTCTGTATCTTCATTGTATCTGCCACGCCATCTAAATGGCAGGTCATTTCTTATTAGATTACAACTGTAGATTCTGGTATTGGTGACAAATGGCTTGTTACAGCCATTTTGACTGGCAAATGCACGATAGTTAGGACCGGTCATGCCGACATTTGCATAACGCAGGGTAAAATCTTCCATGACACGAAATGGTGTGCCGTCTAACACACGAATTTTTAGATTGTTGTTCAATCGCAAAAATTCTCGTATGTTATCGTCCATTACCCAGTGCCAGGCATGCCCAGTTTCTATACTATGATCCCAGGCAAAATTTCTAGCAGGACCAGGTCCAGTTGATTTACTCAGACCAAGTCGGTCAAAGCAATCATATTCCTGTTTGTATTTTGCTGGCAATACCAATAAAGTTACAAACTGATTTAAGGCAGTCTGTTCATGGTATAAATCATATTCCTGTTGTTCTACAATTATGTAGTGAGGCAGCCGCATGTCTGTTAATGCCTGACTAGTCAATCTAGTTAGCCATCTGCCCTTACTTGGTATGTAAAGTGGAAATTGTGGACTGTTCATCGCTGACAATAAATGATGTTTACCCATGCACCTTTTGTATCCTGACGTGCCTCTACCTTTGACCACTGTGTTCTTAGTAGTTGCAGGGTTGAATTATACAGGCTGTGTGTCTTAATATCATTAAGATGTGCATGATGAAATTCTAGGATCAACTCACGGCATTTATGCCACTGAGTAATTGCTGGTAAACATTCTATTTCGCCGCCCTCAATGTCCATTTTGACAATATCTGGCTGATATGCATCCAGAATATCCTGAATGTTTCTACAGGCAACTGTGATAGTGCTACGACCACGTTTTGCTACCAGACTATGTGCTCCTTTATTGCGATGGTTGTTTATACTGAAATCTCTGGTAGTGTCCTGGTTACCAACAACTGCCTGTTCAAATGCAGTAATACGACCAGCAAATCCGTTGGTCAAAATGTTATGCTGGGCTAGTTGAAAGTTATCAGGATCAGGTTCAAATCCATACACATGACCTGCACCACGTGTGCATGCCCAGTGTGAAAATGCACTGATGTTCATGCCAAAATCGCAGATAACATCTCCTGGCGTTATGTTCAGTCTGCGATACTCACCAGACCAGACTTCACGCACCACGAATGCATCGCTGGTATCTGGTCTTACTGCAAAAGTAAGGTCTTTTTGTTTAATATCAATTGTCGGAAAATTCATCACTGCTCCAAAATAATTCTTTGACAGAATTTCGCTGTCTCTCAGGAAACCAAATGCTTTTTGTTTTGGCTGTTAGTTTTATGCCTAATTTTCTGGCAAATTCACGCACCGCCTGTTCATCATCAAAACTGACAATGATCTGTCTTGTGGCTGTTTTGTTTTGTTGATTAAACTCTGGCATATTTTGCCAGTGACGTTCGGTCTGGGTCTGGTCTTGCATATTTTCAAATATGCTTAAATCTGGTTTGCTCACGGTTGCTCCTAGTTAATACAGGCACTTATGTGCCTGTATGTGTTGCTATATGTAATTATCCTCTGCTAACAATTGTTAACAGGTCCTGAATGTCTTGCTGTTCTTGCTCTAGTTGCTCTACACGATTCTTGGCTTTTAGAACACGCATGGTAATGCGGCGCAGGCGTTCTTGGGCAGAAATTTCTGCTGGCTGTCGTTTAGTTTTAGTTCTTGTGTTTGAGACTGCCTGCTGATAAATCTCCTGATCAACATATGTTTCTGCTATACAGTCCAAGGCCTGTTCTTTGGTCATTGGCTCTGGTAGATCAACTATCTGGCAAAACTCGCTCTGTCTGCTGATTTTACGCAAATGATAATCTCTGTTATCTCTGCGAAATATGACCACTGGAGAGCCCAGCGAAAGTTTCTGGCTGTTGACTATGAAGGCATAGTTATATTGCTTACTCATAAAAGTTCCTTTAACTTTAAAAATTCTGCCTGAGAATTCAAGCAGTATTTAGATAATAACATATCTGTAAATAATGTCAATAGGTTTTTGGTAAAAATTTGTAACATTTTGGTCAGTGAGCACTTACTTACCGGTAAGGAATGTTAATAATTCTTCTACCTGACTGCTACAGGTTCTGGAATATATTGTTTTTGTTTTCCTAATCATGGCATCGCCAGCCGTTTCACCATGGTCAGTGACCCAGATGTAG